GGACGCCTTACCCATCTCATCGAGCATGAGGATGACAGGCACGTTGTCATGTACACCCAGCGACTCGTTGTAATAGAACTGCGTGGTCTTGCTCTCATGGTCAACAGCAGGGATGCGGAAGTCACCCTCGTGCATCACGGTCATGTCCATGTAGACCTTGCGGTGGTTGGGTAGGCGCTTGGCAACGGTGTCGATCAACGACGATTTGCCTGAGCCGATGTGGCCTTGCACGATGGCGGTCACGTCATGGCCGGTTGCGCAGATGAAGTCGGCTGTCTCTTGGTAGTTCATTGAGGATTTCATTTTGATCTTTCAGTTGGGGTTAGATTTCAAGGTTGAATTTTTCTGTCAGGTTGTCCATCTTTACTTTCACAGACTCACGTAGCTCGGGTGATTTGCGCAGCGAGTCGATGTCCACGTCCCTCAAAGATAGTTCAAGGGCGCGGCGTGCTTCTTCTAAGTCGGGGTCGTCCAATACGTTAAGCGATTTCAATGTAGAACACAAATCAAGTGCGTTCTCAAGCATGGAGACGAACAACTTCTGCGACTTGCCGTCTTCCTTGGGCAGCATCTTGTCGCGGATGTGTGTCACCTGCTCATACAGGCGATCCCACGGTTCCTTCATGGCATCTTGCATGCGGCTGTTCATCGTGCCCTCAAACTTCTGCTTGAGTTGTGCGGCAGCTTCAGCAGGGATGTCAACACGAAAGTCACCCGACTCAGGCACCGGTGTGAAGTGGTACCGCAGTGCGAACTTCTTGTGCATCTCGCTGGCCTGCGGGTACTCCTTGGAGTCGAACAGTTTGCCCAGCTTGAACGCTTGCGCTGCCACCTTGGTGGAGAAGTTGTTGACGAACGTGTTGACCAGTGCATCGAACTTCTGCTCATGCTGCGCCAGCTCATGGCTGATGTCAAAGAACGCTTTGGTGGGTACCAATCGTGTGCCTGTGTCAGACCACGGCAGCGTCACGCTGTACAACCAATTGCGCACCTGCCCAGCGTATGAGTTGATGGCTGCAAGGTCAGCGTCTTCAGCAAACAGATTCTTGTGCACCGATGTGGCTGATGCCCGCGCACCCTTGGCCGTGCTGACTTCGTTGGCCGTAGCCTTGTCTTGCTTGCGCCCTGTGTAGACAGAGATGTTGAGGTCGAGCAGCATGGCGCTCGTTGAAAGTGATTTGTGTTTCATGATCGTAATACCTGTATGACGTTAAGCGGTACGCAACAGTTCAATGCGCTGGGTTTTCTTGTTGGTGTGTACCTTGTGGTTGCCCGCCCCAAAGTTTGTAGACGCAAGGCTTGATACGCTGCTTTGCAGCTCACGTAATTCAACACCTGCTGCCATCATTGGTTCGTCAAGTTGAAACTCAAGCACGTCACCGATCTGCATGTCCTTGAGTGTTGGCATGATGGCTTTTGTCATGTATCCAAGTGGCATCTTTGACGGGGTGCGGGTGCGTTTTTTCTCGGTGGGAATTGCTGCCAGTTTCATGTTGCCCCGCTCATACATCATGCCGTCAGGCAGGCGGATGATGTACTCGGCCTTGGCCGCATTGAGGGTGCGCAGTGCTTGATCGACAGCGCGAAGTACGACTTCAGGTACAGATGTTTGTTGCATGGTAGGTAAGTTAAGTTGTTTAGACATGAAAGTTTCTCCAGTGGTTTAACGATTTACAGAATGAAGTTTACACGATTAACTTGAGGGTGTCAAGTTTTTTATGTTTGTGATCGGGTCAACAGCCCGCAGCTGCTCGGCCAAGCGTTTGCACTCGGCCTTGACGTATGCCATGTTGCGGTACACATCGTCACTATGTGCCAAATCTCTCCCGGGTACCAAATCGCCTGCGTGTGCGCAGTCGAATCCGATTCGAACGCCATCGTTGAAAGTCACGCCGCCATGCACTTCAAGAGGTACGTCATACCCAGTGTTTGCATATGGGTGGTGTCTGCCCACCAGCACATACCCACACAGCGTGCCCATCATCTTGTGGCGTTTGATCTCGCACCAATAGCCATGCTCAATGAACGTGGCTTCATTAGGTTCAGTTTCCCATTCATTCATCGATCCATCCTCCCCGCTTCATAGTCCGCAACAACACGGTCGCGGATTTCTTTGTTTGTGATCAGCTGGCGTGTGACGTACTTGGCCACCCCAAGTTCATGGTGGTACTTGAACGCCAGCCACGTTGCGACTACGTCCCAGATTAGAAATATAAATTCTGATGTTGTGAATTCAATCATGTTGTTTCCTTTATTGTGGAATGTGTAGTTTGTCAAAGATAGTGCAGAGCACGGTGTCTGCGTCATACGTTTTAATTTGTTCTTGCATGAGCTTGATGAACTTCTTGGTCAGCTTGCGTTTGTTCATGAACTTCAGTGCAAACTTCGGGTCTTCTGGGTACACCGACTCAGCGGCCAGCATGAGCAGGTCTTCAGGCATACCGAACTCTGCATCCACCAGCGCGTCTTCAACCACCGTGCGTGCCCATTGCTCTTCGCTGTCATCGCCGTAGGTTTGCCACCAGTTCCCTTTGTTGTACATATCCTCGACCTCGCCTGCCTTGCGTTTGGTAGGCAGCTTGTCCCACTGCACACTGAGCACGGCCTCACTCAATGCGGTGAAGTGGAGGATGTCAAGGGACTCTTGGGCGCTGTGCTCAAGGGCATACCCGATGCTGATGTTGGTGCATTCGGCGATGTGGTCAACGAACTCTGCTGTGTCGGTATACACGCCGGTGTCGTCAGGCAGATACATCATGCGCTCATCCATGTTGAGCGAGTCGGCTACCGCTTGTGCGAACGCATCGCTACAGCAGCGGCCATACCCTTGGTGTGTGATCACGCTGTCAATGCCACGTCTGTCGAACGCAATGGCTCGGTCAAACTGCATGAGCAGGTCGCCATGTTCCTTGGCCAGATGCTTGGCACCTATGCCGCCGCACTCCTCGCCTTGGGTGAACACGTAGTAGCCGGGCACATCGTTGTGTATCAGGTGCATGAGCATGGCACAGCCCGCACCGTCATCGGCACCCAGTGGTGCATCCTTGGCAGACCATAGCTTGTCCGTCTTGGTGAACTTGTTGGGGCCGGTGTCACGATGCACCGTGTCCACGTGGGCAACGAACAGCGTGCGTGCGTCTGGGTCATTGCGTCTGTTGTCAACGTGCAGGTTGTCGCAATCATCGAGGTGTGCATACTCTTGCAGATGCACGGGCAGCTCGTCCCACATCCACTGAGTGAAGTAGTCCACAGCAGGGGTAGCATGCGGGCGCTTGATAGACAAGGCACGGCACAGAGTTGTGTAAAGGATTGAATGTTTGTTCATAGTGTTTCCAGTTGCGGTTGTGTTAATCGTCATACGTTGTCTGACGTTTCGTCAGTGTCTTCATCTTGCTCGGGTGCGTTGTCGGGGTGGTACGTGTTGCCATCGATCTCTACGTAATCCACGTCATCGCTGTACCATTCGCCGGACTCACAGCATTGCCAGCAGTCTTCCTTGAGTCCATACTCACCGCTCTCAAGGCACACCACACGCTTGTCATCAGTCAGGTAGTTGTCACCGTCGATCTCGCATGTGTCACACTCAGGCACCACGTTGCCGTCAACATCCCACACCATGCTGTTGTCACCGAGGTAGTTTTCGTGGTAGTAGGTGTCGTCACTGTCACAGTACACAGCGTTATCGCTTGAGAAATGGTACGCCCGCCCACCACGGCCACGCCCGTAAACATAGCTCTCGGCGCAGCACTCGCACACCATCTCATCTTCGTGATAGCCCACCCACAAGCCATCGTCTTCGTTGAAGCGATCGCCACATCCACAGAGCTGACCTTGCTGATCATCAGCGTCACCATCTTGGCGGCAGCATTCGTACGCACCGTCACTATCATCGATGGTAAGTACCTGCACCCCATTGTCATAGGTCACGTTCACGTACTGGTTGTAGCCATCGATGTACGGTGCAACAAAGCCACAGTTGTTGCTGGTTTCTATGTGGGCCATGCGTGTGCCAATGTCCCAGCCTGAGCGATGCTCATACCCCTGCTCTTTGAGCCATGCTTGCATGCGTTCGCATGTGCGGGTACCGCCCTCATGCTTGGCATAGGTGCGCACGAAATACTTCTGACCCTCATCATCGGTGTTGCACAGCGCACGGCTCACGGTTTCGCCACCCTCTTCAAGCACAGCGAGGTGCCAGCCCAAGCGCGGGTCATAGGCACGGTACGGGTGCTCATCAAGACCATGACCAGACTTCTGCATGCACGAGTACGGGCCGCGTTGTATGTGGTAGATCATCTCCGCGATGGTGTGTACGAACTTGCACCCGCTTGTTGAGTGCAGCGCAACGATGTCACGGATGGCGTGATCGGGCATGCTCATGAAGTGAGCCCGCAGGTATTTGCCCAGCGATGTCACGGTCTGTATGTCCCCCTCACCCTTGCGCTCGGTCTGGGTGTAGGCCACACGGTTCCTATCTGTGGTGGACTGATGTGGCCACTCAAGCAAGAGTTGTTGCCAGTCGGTTGGGCGCGACATGCGCATGGCTTTGCGTACCGCAGGATGCAGTTGGTAGCGTTCTTGCTCACGCATGTGCCATGCACGTGCCTCACGTGTAGGTGTTGGCATACCTAGAAACATGCGCTGACGGACGGGGCACCATTGCAAGGGGCGCTCTAAGTTTGTGGTGCGCACGATACGTGCGGCTGCTGTAAAGATGTTCTCCATATCATCGGCGTTGTAGCCTGCTTCGTGATAGGTAGTCATGGGGGACCCTCTCTGTTTCGATTGGTGATCGTCATACATGTCTGACGTTTGGTTACTTGCTCAAAAGATAGAAGGCATATGCCTTTGGCATGGCCGCGTCCATTGCGGCCAGCACGCTGGTTGGCACCGTAGTGCGTGGGAATTCTTTGGTGAAGTTGGCTCTCAAGATCAGCTCATGGCTGTGCTCAATGTACCCATCGGGAGTGCAGTCAACGTACCGGCGCCACACACCGGTACCCGCTGGGTTTTGCACGGTCAGGTTGAATCCCTGCGTGTGCGTATACACCATGACGTTGCCATCGATGAGTTTCTTTTTCATGTTGTCCGTTTCGGGTTGAGTTGTTTAAGCACGTCCATGTCAGTTACTAACATGTAATTGCTTTTGTTCATAGGCACTATTGTATGCTGTTGTTTGCGTGCTGTCAATTCGCCGCATGTCATGCATGTGTTGTACCCAAGTTTGGCCCGGTTCGGTGGGATGCGCTCGAAGAAACAGCAGGTGCAGATTAGATTGTGGTAGTGCATGTCGGCTCCTCTTTGTATGCGTAGCAGCGCTCACCTGTGTTGCGCAGGGTTTGGTCGATCTGTTTGTTTTCTTTGTCGTTGAGTGTCGGGCGCATCAAGGTTATGCCCTTCACCTTGCAATCAAGCCCAACCCAATAGCCACCATTGTGTGTGGCGTGTTGGCAGTTTCTACATGACTTCATATCTATCCCCCTTCAGTTGCGAATGGTTGCGTCATACATGTATGACGTTGGTGTGGTACACCGCAATGGGCTCTCATAAAACCCATCACGTTGCACACTCGTCGTATCCCACTTGCGTGGAATCACTCGTTACTCGTGTTTGTTGTCCGCTGTGCTGCGAGGCAGCATGCGCTCGGTTTGCGTTTTGTTTGTATGCTTGTATTGCTTTTGCTCACGTGCTGTTACCACACGTGAGAGCCGACTGACTACGGCACGCCTTTTCACCGAACATTGATGGGAAACTGATTTGTTGTATTGTTGTGGCCCATGTGCCAGCTTCTGCCTTGTGGCAGCGGCGGTTTGATTTACTGATTGCTAGTCAGTTGTGTCTGATATGTTTTTAAAGAACTAAGCCATGTCTATGTGTAATCGTCATACGTGTATGACGTTGGCCTACAAATGGAAGCGATATCCCACTCGATTAGACATAGTATAACACAACTAAATGGCCTTGTCAAGTGGAAACATGATCAAACAGTAGTATCTAGCGGGTGCGCCAGATCAGCAGGGGAGATGCAGGGCCATCGATGCGTTCGGTCTTGAAGCGTTTGTCGCTTGGCTTGTTGTTGTAGTAGCTGCACAGCGCGGCCATGTTGCGGGCCAACACATCAGGCACGATAAACTTCTGATGAATCGCCAGTTCCCTGAGCTTGGCCTTGGCCAGCGCGGGGTCATCGATGCGCTCACCTGCACGCACGGCGTCACGTTTCTCGAACACACGGTTGCGGTTGATGGCCGCGATTTCTTCTAGCTCTTGGGTGCGCACGGTTTGCCCGTGCAGGTGGGTGCCTGCTTCGATGGCGGCTTGCAGGGTGTCGTCTGGCAGTGGTTCGTTGAGGTCGATCAGCGAGTCTAGAATGGCTGCAATGTCTGGGCTGATCTTCACGTTGGGTGTGCGGTACGTCTCGGCGGGTGCCGTGCGGGGGTCTATATTTGCAGGCTCGACTTCGATGCTGCCATCCAGCAGGCCGTTGGCAAATTGTTTCAGGGATAGGTCAGGGCGAATCAGAGACATTGTAAAGTTTCCTTTGTAAAGGTGGAATCAAGATTGTATCATGGGGTGCGTTCTGCGTGTACCAGAATTTAGGGGTCTGTACTTGATTTTTGCAAGGATAGTAAAGTACAAACGTACGGATAGTAGACGGGCGAAAGGTGGGTAAAGGTGGACAAACGTCATACCGGTATGACATGTTCAGTGCTGTTTAGTAAATTGGATGGCGATGTACCATCGAAACTTGGTAATCAAAATATATAAAATACAAAGCACAGTCTCAGGCAAACACAGACCCCGAAAAACCAAAAACCACCATCACATAGTTAAGTCAGACCAATTAGAAAAAAGAACCTGTAAAAAACAAGTCGTTCTGGAACATCTACTCTAATATAATAATATATATATATATATACTTACTTACTTAGACTCTCTTGCTGGTTAGAACATTGCTACTTGGGCCAAACGTGATTATCCATGATGTTCCGCTACTTGATTGGAACTTTGCATATTTACTTGGTACGTGCGAAGTACACGCTTTGCGATCAGAACGCATAGGTGCTTAGGTGCATAGTTACTTCGGCCACCAGTTCCCTTGACATTGTTAAGATATTTGACAAAACAAAAAGCCTCATACCCGTGCAAGGTATGAGGCGAAAGTGAACAGACGCAAAAAAGCCCGCCGAAGCGGGCTGAATTGTCATACATGTATGACGTTATTCGCTGAGGTCTTCGCCTGCCTCTTTGAGCACCTCTGCGATCGCATCGATCAAAGGCGTGCCATCGGCCATCAGGGTTTCGATCATGATCAGCACCTCCTCTGCTGTGTCTGACATCTTCCATACATTCAGCAAAGCCGCGATCATCTTTTCATAATCGGATTTTGCTTCGCCCGCCTTTTTGGTGTCGCCTTTGCCCTTGGCTTTGGCGCGTGCGGCGTTGAACACGAATGGCACATCATTTTCCAATGCAAAGCGGACATCAGACACATAGTTCTTGGCCGTGGCTTTGGACACGCCCTCGGCGACAAATGCATCATGAAACGTGCGGGCGTTGGTGTCTTTGCGCATATCACCCAATGAAGTCACGCCGAGACCGCGCAGGGTCTTGATCTTCTCGTTAACGATGGCCAAGCCATCCGCCGCGCCCTTGATGGCTTTGGCGGTGTCTTTGATGGCGGTGAATACTGCTGAGGTATCAGCATGAACGATGGCGAGGTTAGCTTTTGACATGGTGAATTCCCTTTCAAGGAATATCGGCGTATCTGTTGCGATACCTTTGTTGAACCGATGACTGAATTATGGTCCCTTTTGATCACTTTGTCAACTGTTTTGTATCGTCATACGCGTATGACGTTTTCTGCCTGAAACGCTTTTGCGCCACCAGTTCCCCCACCGCGCCCCCACCGTCCCGATACCATTCAGGAGTCCCGTCAGCTGCTTACACTCTATTCCCCTCAAACAGTCCCCAATCCCCCTGAATCCGGGACCCACCCCCTTTACTTTATAAAGCCCACCAAAAAATTTTTATAATTCATTTTTCATGCAGTCACGTTCCAGAACAGGCCCCCTTTGATATTGTTTGCCACTTCTAAAAAATTTTTGTTATGATACGCCCATGCTGACCATAATCCCAGAGCTGTGTGTCCCGCTGCCCGAAGACGAGGCGGCTACGCTGACCTTGCACGAAAAGGCCGCTGCACTGTTCAAGACGGTGGAGTTCCTACAAACATTTGGCATCGAAGTCGAGCCCACGGGTGAGGATGAAGTGCGGGCCCGCGCTGCGGTGGCCGGGACGATTGGTGCCAACCCTGAAGCTGCCGATCCCCCTGCGGGCGCCGCGATGGCCGTGGCCAACACTGCTGGGTCAGTCGTACATCTGAAAAACATACTTAGCGAATACGACCAGATCGTGGTCAAGTCGGCCGTGCAGATTCGCACCTATGTCACCAACAAGCTGATCGAAGAGTCCAACAACCGGGACCCAAAGATTCGCATGCGGGCATTGGAATTGCTAGGCAAGATCGGCGACGTGGGTCTGTTCGTTGAGCGCACCGAGGTGACCGTGAAGCACAAGACCACGATCGAATTGCAGACCTCCATCAAGGAGCGCATCTCCCGCTTGCTGCAAGTCAAGAGCAAGGCCGAAGAAATCCAAGAGCTGCCGGTCAAGGCGGTGAGTCTGCGTGAGTCCGCAGACCGGGTGTTGGCCGACGATGAGTAACGCCCCCGATCATGACGAGGTGGTGCTGGCCGCGCTGCTCAGCCAAGACCTCTCTGGCCTCAGTGAGGATGAGTTGGTGGCGTTGGATGAAGAAGTCGGGGAAGTTGAGCGGAGGATTTTGGCCCGCGCATGCCGCGAGGACCTGCTGACGTTCTGTCAACGGATGAACCCGGACTACAAGATTGGGCCCCACCACCGGAAATTGGCCCAGCTGCTAGAAGATATGGCGTTTGACCGCAAAGATCGCGTTGCGGTCTCGGTTCCACCACGTCACGGCAAGTCATTTCTCGTGTCAGTCTATTTTCCAGCATGGTTTTTAGGTAATTTCCCGAACAAAAAAGTGCTGATGGTGTCCCACACAACCGATCTGGCTGTGGATTTTGGCCGAAAAGTGCGAAATTTGGTAGACCAACCGACATATAAAGACATTTTTCCCACTGTAACGCTAGCTGCCGACTCAAAAAGTGCCGGAAGATGGAACACCAACACAGGTGGAGAGTATTTTGCGACCGGTGTGGGCTCCGCGCTGGCCGGTCGGGGTGCGGATTTGCTCCTGATTGACGACCCGCACAACGAACAAGACATCGTGAATGGCAATTTCGAGGCTTTTCAAAAGGCCTATGAGTGGTTCACGTTCGGTGCCCGCACGCGACTGATGCCCGGCGGGCGGGTGGCCATTGTGCATACCCGCTGGCACCCCAACGACTTGATTGGCAACATGGCCAAGGACATGGCCCGCAATGGTGAGGCTGACGTCTACGAGTTTTTCGAGTTTCCGGCCATCTTCAACGAAAACACGCCTGAGGAGAGGGCGCTGTGGCCAGATTTCTACGATTTGAAGGCGCTGCACCGCACCCGGGCGTCCATGCCAGCCTTCCAGTGGAACGCGCAGTACCAGCAAAACCCGACGGCCGAAGAGGGCGCCGTGGTCAAACGCGAGTGGTGGAAGCTGTGGGAGCGCGAAGACCCGCCCACCTGCGACTACATCATCATGACGCTGGATGCTGCGGCAGAAATCAAAAACCGCAACGACTTTACCGCCTTGCTCACGTGGGGCGTGTTCTCTGACGAGAGACTGACAAATGATGCCCCCCACATCATCTTGCTCAACGCCATCAACATCCGCGTGGAGTTCCCCGAGCTTAAAGACCTGTGCATGCGCGAGTACAAAGAGTGGGAGCCGGACGCATTCATCGTGGAGAAGAAGTCGGCCGGGACGCAACTGTTCCAAGAGTTCAGGCGCATGGGAATTCCCGTGGCTGAGTTCACCCCGCACCGGGGCACGGGCGACAAATTGGCCCGTCTAAATGCTGTGGCGGATATTTTCAGATCGGGCATGGTCTGGTATCCTGCGGGTAGGCGCTGGGCGGAAGCCGTGGTCGAGCAGGTGGCCGCGTTCCCAGCCTCAGACAACGACGACATGGTTGACTGCACATCGATGGCGCTGGCACGCTTCAGGAATGGCGGTTTCATCCGGTTGGACAGTGATTACGCTGATGAGCCGAATGGGCGCATCCGCCGGGCAGCATACTATTAAGGACTCACATGGCAATTGACAAAGCTCTCTACGGCGCACCGATCGGCTTGAACGACGCTGCCAACCAACCTGATCTTGAGATCGAGATCGACAACCCCGACATGGTGACGCTCTCTGATGGCAGCGTGGAGATCACGATCGAGCCCGGCGAAGACAAGCTGGCCGATGGCACGATGTTCGACGACAACTTGGCCGAGCACCTCGATGAGGGGTACATGTCTGAGTTGGCCGGGAGCCTGATCGAAGATTACGACAACGACCTCTCAAGCCGCAAGGACTGGGAGAAGACCTATGTTGAGGGTCTTAAGTTGTTGGGTCTGCACTATGAAGAGCGCACCGAGCCGTGGAACGGCGCGTGCGGGGTCTTCCACCCCATGCTCACTGAAGCAGTTGTGCGGTTCCAGAGCGAGACGATCATGGAGACGTTCCCAGCGATGGGCCCCGTCAAGACCCAGATCATCGGCAAGCAGACACGTGCCAAGGAAGAAGCGGCCAAGCGTGTGCAAGATGACATGAACTACCAGCTCACCGAGGTGATGGTGGAGTACCGCCCAGAGCATGAGAAGATGCTGTGGAACTTGCCCATCTCGGGCAGCGCGTTCAAGAAGGTGTACTTCGATCCGTCACTGGATCGTCAGGTGTCGATGTTCATCCCCGCAGAGGATGTGATCCTGCCCTATGGCACCTCAGAGTTGTCGCTCACACCACGTGTGACGCACCGCATGCGCAAGACCAAGAATGAGTTGTTGCGCTTGATGAACGCTGGGTTCTACCGCGAGATCGAGTTGGGTGAGCCCAGCAAGAACTTGGACGAAGTGCAGAAAGCCAAGGACAAAGAGACCGGCTTCAGCGCAGCGTATGACGACCGCTTCCAGCTCTTGGAGATTCAGGTTGAGCTTGACATCGAAGGGTTCGAAGACAAAGACGACAAAGGCCACAAGACCGGCCTCGCTCTGCCGTACATCGTCACCATCATCAAAGACACCCAAGACGTGTTGGCCGTGCGCCGCAACTGGAAGCAAGATGATGAGACCCACCAGAAGCGCCAGCACATGGTGCATTACCAATACATCCCCGGCTTTGGCTCCTATGGCTTTGGTCTGATTCACCTGATTGGTGGCGCGGCCAAGTCGGCCACTTCCATCACACGTCAGTTGGTGGACTCGGGCACGCTCAGCAACTTGCCCGGCGGTTTGAAGACCCGTGGTCTGCGCATCAAGGGCGACGACACACCGATCGCTCCGGGTGAGTTCCGTGATGTGGACATCACATCAGGCAGCTTGCGCGACAGCATTGTGCCCCTGCCATACAAAGAGCCGAGCCAGACCCTGCTGGCGCTGATGAATCAGATCGTCGATGACGCCCGTCGCTTCGCTGCTGTGGCGGACATGAAGGTGAGTGACATGAGCGCGAACGCGCCCGTGGGCACGACACTGGCCATCCTTGAGCGCATGTTGAAAGTGATGTCTGCTGTGCAGGCCCGCTTGCACTACAGCTTGAAGCAAGAGTTGAAACTCTTGGCTGGCATCATCCGCGACTACACCGACGAAGACTACTCGTATGACGCCGAAGGCCCACGTGGTGCGCAGGCCAAAGAGTCGGATTACCACACCACTGAGGTGATCCCAGTCAGCGACCCCAACGCAGCAACGATGAGTCAGCGCGTGGTGCAGTACCAAGCGGTGATGCAGATGGCTCAAGCGGCCCCACAGATTTACGACTTGCCACAGTTGCACCGCCAGATGTTGGACGTCTTGGGCGTCAAGCACGCCGACAAGCTCGTGCCGTTGGAAGACGACATGAAGCCGACCGACCCGGTGACTGAGAACATGCAGATCATGAAGGGCAAGCCGGTCAAGGCGTTCCTTGCACAGGACCACGAGGCGCACATCGCTGTGCATATGGCTGCGATGCAAGACCCCAAACTCGCGGCCGTCATGGGCCAGAACCCACAAGCTCAGGTGTTGCTTGCCGCCGCGCACGCGCACATCGCCGAGCACTTGGGGTTCGCATACCGCGCACAGGTCGAACAACAGTTGGGCGTCCCGCTGCCACATCCCGATCAGCCGATGGACCCAGCCGTGGAAGCACAACTCGCACCGTTGGTGGCCCAAGCCGCGCAGCAGGTGTTGCAGAGCAACCAGAAGCAGGCTGCACAGCAAGCCGCGCAGCAGCAACAACAAGACCCACAGTTCCAGCTCGACCAGCAAGAGTTGCAACTCAAGGGCAAGGAAGTCAGCATCAAAGAGAAGAAGTTGCAGATGGATGCAGCCACTCAGGCCGACAAACTTCAGATCGAACGCGAGCGTATCGCCGCGCAAAAAGAAATCGCTGGTATGCAGGTCGGTGCGAAAGCACAGTCCGACCAATTGCATGTCAGCGCACAGCATCAGACCGAAGGTCTGCGTCTCGGTGTGGACATCGCCAAACACAAGGCGGATAAGCACCATAACGCTCTGGAAGGAGCCCACCAGCGGCACCACGAAATCATGGCCAACGCCATGAGCGCGGCGCAGCAAAAACCACCGAAGGAAAATGATTGACAAAAGAACTTGAGATATTACGCAAGAAATTGCGCGAACGCATGAACGACGTTGCCGACTCGGTGGCGTCGGGTAGATGCGCTGATTTTGGTGAATACCAAAAACTCTGCGGGGTGATCGAGGGCTTGGCCTACGCAGAACGTGACTTACTCGACCTCGCAGAAACTATGAAAGAAACCGATGAGTGAAACCCTCACGCTAGAACCCGGGATTTTCGCAATCCCACAAGTGACCGAAGCCAAAATTGAAGACATCCCACTGGAGGAACGAGCAAAACAACTGCCCGAACCCAAAGGCTGGATGCTGTTGGCCGCAGTCATTGAAGTACCTGACACCTTTGAAGGTACCAGCATCGTGCGTGCTGAAGTCACACGTAAATCAGACGAGTTGACCTCGCCTGTGCTCTACGTTATGGCCTTGGGCCCCGAGTGCTACAAAGATGAAACCAAGTTCCCAAGCGGCCCCCGCTGCAAGGAAGGCGACTTCATCCTCACACGCCCCTACGCAGGGACACGCGTGAAAATTCACGGTAAAGAGTTCCGCTTGCTCAATGATGACCAAGTTGAAGCGACCGTGCAAGACCCACGTGGCATCAGCCGCGCATAAGGAGAAAACATGTCCAAATTCAAGGGCGATACGTTCAAATTCCCCGATGAGGTCACCGTCAAACCCAAAGAAGGTAGCGACGATCTCAACAAGGTGGAGTACGAAATTGAGGGCGAAGAGGCCCTCAAATCTGAGGTAAAGGTTGACAAGTCAAGTAAAGCTGACTCTGAGATCGAAATCGTCGATGACGAGCCTTTGATCGACAAGGCGACGCCCAACGTGGCAGACCCTGACGATGAAGAGTTCGAGCAATACTCGGCCGGTGTCAAAAAGCGCATTGAGAAACTCACGTTTGCTCGACGTGAGGAAGAGCGTGCCAAACAGGCCGCAATGCGTGAAAAGAACGAGTTTGAACGCATCGCCAAAGCGATGGCGGATGACAACCGCAAACTTCAGGAATACGTCCAAAGCGGTGAGAAAGCGTACATGGAGAAGGTGCAAGCCCTCGCCCAAGTAGAGCTGGACAACGCCAAGGCAAAGATGAAGCAAGCGTATGACGCAGGCGATTCCGGTGCATTAGCCAATGCACAGGAAGAAATGATGCTGGCCGGTATGAAAGTACAGCAAGCACAAAATTTCAAGCCTGCACCTGTACAACAGCAAAATTATGATGTACAGTCCGCCCAACAGGCTCCCGCACCCGCGCAGCCCAACCTTGATCCGAAGCTGGATAGCTGGCTGAAGAAAAATACTTGGTTCGGCGACGCAAGCAAAAAAGCAATGTCAGCTTATGCGATGGGCCTGCATCAGGAACTTGAAGACAAATACGGGGCCGACTTCCCCCGCACTGATGAGTACTACACTCAAATCGACGCCGAGATGCGTCGCGTCTTCCCCGGTGAGTTCGGCCCGCCCGAATCCGACACCCGGGAACCCCCCAAAAGCAAACCCGCAACAGTTGTTGCGCCATCAAATCGTGTGACGTCTGCGAAGAAAATTCGTTTGACTCAAACGCAAGTAGCGATCGCCAAACGACTTGGTGTCCCGCTTGAAGAATACGCTAAACATGTAGCAGCAATGGAGAAACAGTAATGTCCAAAATCGACACAACCGCACGAGCACAATCGTCCCGCAACGCTGGAAAGCGCGTGGGCTGGCGCCCTGCCTCTGTTCTTCCTGATCCTGATCCACGTCCCGGCATCGGGCATCGTTGGATTGCTACTGCTGTTTTGGGCGAATCTCAACACGTCAACGTGTCGAAAAAACGACGCGAAGGCTGGGAACCTGTCCGTGCCGAAGACTATCCTGAACTCGAACTTCAGGGTAACCCCAACGGTAACGTAGAAGTCGGCGGGCTGATGCTATGCGCGTGCCCACTTGAGACCTTGCAGGAACGCGATGCTTACTTCGCGGAACAAGCACAGGCTCAAACTGACTCTGTGGACTCGAAATTCTTGGGTATTTCCGACCCACGGATGCCGGTGTTCTCTGAGAAAAAATCGGGTGTATCTCGCGGTGCATCCTTTGGTTCTGGTAATTAACTTCAAGGAGTCTTAAATGGCTTATCCAACTGTCTCGGCCCCTTACGGCCTGAAGCCAGTGAACTTGATTGGTGGTCAGGTTTTTGCGGGTTCCACCCGCAGCCTACCCGTGCCTTACGGCTACGGCACCAACATTTTCTACGGCGATTTCGTTCAATTGAACCGTGGTTTTGTCAACCGCTTGTCAGTGACTGCTGGTTCCAGCACGATCTTTCCAGTTGGCATTTTCTTGGGCGTGACCTACACCAACCCAACCACCAAGCAAAAACTGTTCTCGCAGTACTGGCCCGCTTCCACGCTGGCTGGCGATGCGATGGCTGTCATTTGCGACGATCCTGACACTGTGTTCAAGGCTGTCATTTGCTCTAGCGGTACCACCGTTGGCGCAGCTGCTTCTTGCATGGTTGGTCAGAACATGCAGATGTTGAACAACACAGGTAGCACCAACACCGGTAACTCGGCCAACGCCGTCGCTGGTTTGACTGCAACTGCTGCAACAACCGCCACGTTCCCCGTGCGCATCGTTGGTTTGGTTCCTGACACCGCTGTGACTTCTAGCTACACCGGTTCGTCTTCGGGCACCAGCATCACCTTGACGACTCCTTTGGCGTCTACTGCCGCTGTGGTCGTCGGTTCAGAAGTCGGCTACATCGCCGGTAACGGTCAGTACATCGGTCTGGGTTCGCAAGTCGCTTCGGTGACCAACACCACGACCATCGTGTTGAACCAACAAGGGTTGGTGCTCGGTTCGGGCGCTGACATTCCAGCAAGTTCTACCATTGTGTTTACGCAGTACCCAGAAGTTTTGGTCAAACTCAACTTCGGTGAGCACGCGTATTACAACGGCCTCGGCGTCGCCTAAGGAGTAAATCATGGCTATTTCACGCGCACAACTATTGAAAGAGCTGCTCCCCGGCCTGAACGCCTTGTTCGGCATGGAGTACAAGACCTACGACGAAGAGCACAAGGAAATCTTTGAGACCGAAGCTTCTGAGCGTTCGTTCGAAGAAGAGACCAAGTTGTCTGGCTTCTCTGCTGCACCTGTCAAAAACGAAGGCTCTGCCATCGCCTATGACAACGCACAAGAAGCATGGACTGCTCGTTACAACCACGAGACCATCGCTCAAGGTTTTGCCATCACCGAAGAGGCGATGGAAGACAACTTGTACGATTCGCTGTCGACTCGCTACACCAAAGCCTTGGCCCGCGCTATGGCTTACACCAAGCAAGTCAAAGCAGCTTCGGTCTTGAACAACGGCTTCAGCGCTGCCTACACCGGCGGTGACGGCGTGTCTTTGTTCAGTGCTGTCCACCCCTTGACCGGTGGTGGTACCAACGCGAACACTCCCGCCACCCAAGCTGACTTGAACGAAACTTCGCTGGAAAGCGCTGTGATTCAAATCGCTGCTTGGACTGACGAACGTGGTCTGTTGATCGCCGCCAAGCCCCGCAAGCTGATCATTCCGCCTGCCCTGCAATTCGTTGCTACTCGTCTGTTGCAAACCAACCTCCGCGTCGGTACCAACAACAACGACATCAACGCAATCAAGAACAACGGTTCGATCCCTGAAGGTTACGCCGTCAACCACTTCTTGACCGACTACAACGGTTGGTACTTGTTGACCGACGTGCCTAACGGCTTGAAGCACTTTGAGCGTGTGGCCTTGGCCACCTCGATGGACGGTGACTTTGACACCGGCAACGTGCGCTACAAGGCTCGTGAGCGTTACAGCTTCGGCTGGTCTGATCCCTTGGGTATCTACGGCTCCAGCGGTTCTTACTAAGAACCATAGAAAAGGCCCTTCGGGGCCTTTTCTTTTTGCCAATATCGGGTATATTCAACACATCTGGGTGATTTCTCTTGCCACCACTGCCCCAGCAGACGATGCAACGATCGGCAAGGGTTCTTTTGCATAAGGAGTCCACATGGGACGCAGTACTTTCGAAGGTCCAGTTTTATCTGGCGACAACCGTTTTGGCCCTTTCCGCAACGTCGGTTATTCCACGTTGACACAGAATGGCTACCTCAACCTTTTGAACACCACCGCAGGCACCGCAGGGTACGCCGGTGCGTCGGGTCAATTCGTTGTGGGCAACGGCATCCCCAACGGTAACGTCACCGTTTACACCCCCAATTCTGGTTCGACCACGCTGACGGCTACGTCGATCCCCGCCGACACCACCAGCAATATCTATCGTGGTTTCGTGTGTTACATCCCCGCAGGTTGTGATATCGACGCGCCGATCATTGACGTGGCTGTTGTGCCCACCGGTGGCACGATCACCACCATCAAGATGTACATCTCGAACAACTTCACTGCTGAAGGTGGTACGCCCACGTACGGCACTGTGTCGAGCATCTCGGCTGTCGGACGTCAAGCCATTACGCTGACTGGCACCAACGTGACCAACGCCAACAACACCTCCACCGACATCGTGTTGCCCAACGGCCAAGCCAACGTGTCGCAGATTGTGTTCACCCTGTCTATCGCTGCTACCGCGACTTTGGCAACCCCCACAGCAGGTCAGATTTACGTTGCGTTGCGCTACGTGCAGCCCGATGGCAACATCGGTACCACTACTGCATACCCATACGGTAACTTTGACTGATAGGAGCGCGTAATGCGTCCAGTCACCTATTTAGTCTCCGGGGTAGGAAACTCCCCGGTCTACGCCGTCGATACCTACATTTCGCCCAGTAACATGGGCTTGGCTGTAGCGGTGTCGGGGACAATCACGTACAAAGTGCAATACACGTTTGACAACGTGTTCGCAACGGGCTACAGCCCAACTGCTGGCACGAGCGTGTGGTTCGACCACCCAACTTTGGCGGGCTCTGCCTCGCTGAACTCCAACATTGCGTACCCCGTGACCGGAATTCGTTTGACCACGAGCGCCGGTTCTGGGTCCGCAACATTGACCATCGTCCAAGCTGGCGGCGGAGGCTTAGCATGAGTATTGCTACTGACATCACCGGTGGTAGCAATGGGGGCTCGGCAAGTCAATTGCTTGATTTGCTGGCCAACCCAGATGCTTACAAAACCAAGCTGCAAGCGATGGAGAATGCCACGGCGGAGTACAAAAAGTACGTTGATGCTGTTGGTGTTGCCACCGAGATCAACACAATCCGCGATCAGGTCAAGGCCAGCCAAGCGCAAGCAGACGCTGAGGTAGCCGAAGCCAAGGCGTGGGCTGAGAAGATCAAAGCAGACGCCCAATCTGAAGCTGACACCATGATCGGTTCCGCAACAGCCGAAGCCAAAGATTTGGTCACCAAAGCCAGTGCAGCGAAAGCTGAAGCTGACACTTTGTTGGGCCAAGCCAAGGAAGCCATGCGTCAAGCCGAAGTGGCCCAAGCTGTGGCTGACAACGCCAAGGCAACTGCTGATGCGCGATCTGAGCAACTGGCACAGACACAAGCAGCCGCAGACCAAGCATTGGCCGCTGCTGAAGCTGCAAAAGCTGACATTCTGGCCAAGCACCAAGAGTTCATTCAGGGGCTGTAAATGTCCGTTGCACCTAACGCGGGCGTAGTTGCTTTAGACAACTTCCTACCGCCAGCAGGGGGCACTGATGGTCAGCAGGGTCAAGTGCCAAAGCCTTTGGCTGGGCAGGAAGCCTATGTGCTTAGCGCAAGTGGGTGGGCTTCAGTCGGTAGCGTAGGGGCTGGCACAGTCACGTCCGTAGCTGCTACAGTTCCTTCGGTTCTTGCCGTGGCAGGTTCTCCGATAACAACAGCGGGGACTCTGGCCATAAGCTACAGCGGCGTGCCTTTGCCAGTGGCGAATGGTGGGTTTGGAAACACAAGCGGTAGCGTTGATGGCGGGGATTATTAAGGACGATCATGGCAAACAAAATTCAGATCAAACGCAGAGCCGCTTCTGGCGCCCCCTCCACGTCACAAGCCGTGCAGTCTGAGCTGGCGTACAACGAAGCAGACAACATTCTCTACATCGGCTCTGGCGGCAATGCGTCCGCCTCTGCTTCGGTCGTACCCGTTGCAGGCGCTGGTGCGTTTGTTGATCTGTCCAGCAACCAGACCATCTCTGGGACAAAAACATTCAACACTGCGCTGGGCATTTCCAGCGGGGGCACGAACTCAACCGCAACGCCAACAGCGGGCGGCATTGGGTACGGTACAGGCACTGCGCACGCCTACACGATTGTTGGCACCAGCGGCCAAGTTCTCACATCGTCCGGTTCAGGCACGCCCACATGGCAGAGCAACATCGCCGGTACAGCGGCAGGTCTCAGTTCCGTCTTGGTGGCCTCTTCCGGGGGTACAGGTTGGGGCGCATACACCGTTGGTGACATTCTTGCGGCGTCAACTACATCGGCCTTGGCCAAAGTGTCCCCCACGGCGGTAGGGCAGTTGCTCACATCCACTGGCGCGGGCTCGCTGCCTGCTTGGACGGCTCTGACTTCGGTTGCTTTGACAACGGGAACAATCACCACTGCTCCTACGGGAATCAACGATATTGTCAACAAGTCGTATGCAGATTCAATCTCCAACGGCATCAACTTCCACGCAGCCTGCCAATGGGCCACCACGGCAGACCTTGGCTCGGTAACGTACAGCAACGGCTCCTCTGGTGTGGGGGCAACCCTTACCAACGCAGGCACGCAAGCCGCGCTTGTGATCGACGGGCACACGTTCACGGGCACAGACGTCACCAACGCAACCCGTGTGTTGGTCAAGAACGAATCCAACGCAGCGTACAACGGCGTCTACACGGTTACGAACCAAGGCTCTGGGTCAACCAACTGGGTGTTGACACGCGCCACAGACTACGACACCAGCGGCACCGGGACAAACGAAGTGGATCAGGGCGACTACATGCTCGTGATCTACGGCTCCGCCAACGCCAACACCTCTTGGGTGCAGCAAACAGCCTTGCCGATCACCATTGGCACCACAAGCATTGTGTTCCTCCAGTTTGGCGCAGCAGGCAGTGCGTACACGGCAGGCACAGGCTTGACCCTTTCTTCAAACCAATTCAGCATCACCAATACAGCGGTAACGGCCAGCTCTTACGGGGATACGTCCCTTGGGCAGAGTTTTGCTGCATTCACGGTTAACGGTCAGGGTCAACTGACTGCGGCTTCGACGGTTGTGATCAACGTCGATGGAGGCACGTATTAACTTCTTGCTCTATAGCAAAGGAAACGCCCTATGGCAAACCAAATCATCTTAAAGAAGTCCTCGACAGCGGCTAAAGTACCATTGGCTTCAGACTTGGCTGTTGGCGAAATTGCCATCAACCTCGCGGATCAAAAGCTTTATTCCAAGAACGCAGGCGGTACAGTCATTCTTGTGGGTAGCGGCACTTCCACAGGCGGTGGAACATCCCTTGGTACGGTAGTTACAACAGCCCAAGGCTGGAATTTGGTTTAAGGACTTTTCATGGCAGCAAACACATCCCCAATCTTTTCTCTCGCTGGCGCGGTCAGTCTTGGCACGGCTATCACGGCAGTCGTCACCGACTACACGGGCGCGGGTGCAAACAACGTGGTGGCCTTCACGGCCAACGCGACCAACGGCGGTTTCATTCAACGCATTCGCTTCAAAGCTGCGGGTACGAACGCCGTGGCTGTGGCACGCATCTACTTGAACAACGGCTCGGCCAACACCTCGGCAGCAAACAACACGTTCTACGGCGAGATTTCCTTACCCGCAACCACGGCGATAACAACCGCAGCCACGGTCGATATTGACTACCCCATGAACTTTGCTTTGCCAGCAGGCTATCGCATCGTTATCGGCATTTCGGCAACCACTACCCTTGCCTCTGGTTGGGTTCCCACGGTTATTGCTGGGTCGTACTGATGCTTGATTTAAACGACTTACCAACCAACCAAAAGGTTGATCAGCAGATATTTCACGCCAACTCGGCTACGACAGGCGTAGGATGGGCAACGTGGGTGAAGCCTCGCGGAATCAACTTTATCCATGTGGTGGCTTTGGCCGGTGGCGGGGGTGGTGCTGGCGGGCAGGCGGGTACAACAACAACAGGCGGTGGCGGTGGCGGTGGATCGTCTTCTTGCCAAACAATTGTGACTTTCCCCGCTTGGGCGCTCCCTGATACGCTGTTTGTTTCAGTTGGGTACGGCGGCGCTGGCGGTGGTATTGCCACAAGCGGAAGCGCTGGAATCGCCACGTATCTGTCCATCTACCCTGCCAACACGGCCAACTATGTGTTGGTGAACATCACACCCGGCAACGGTGGAACTGCGGCTACTACAGGTGGCGCTGGCGGTACTGCTCCGACAATCGCTACGTTGGCAACAACCCCTTTGCAGGCGCTTGGCGCTTGGTACTCAACTGCTGCGGCTGGCGTTGGAATTGCTGGTCAGGCTGGTGGTGCTGGGGGTAGTAACTCAAACGCAGGCACTGCGGTAACTTTGCCCGTTACTGGGCTTGTTGTGACAGGCGGTGCTGGGGGTGGGGGCTACGCAAACGGCGCTGCTGCTGGTGGTGGTGCTGGGGGTGCAATAACTGTCCCTGCTGGGGGTGTTTTTCCCTTGCAAGCAGCTGGCGCTGCCGGGAGCACTGCGGGCACTCCCGGTACTGATGGCTCAAACGGATTGCAGGCTATACCCAAACTGATGTACTTCTATGGCGGTGCTGGTGGCGGCGGTTCTGGGCAAGGCGCTTCAGGATCAGCAGCAAACGCAGGCGGTAGAGGCGGGGCTGGTGCTTACGGTTGTGGCGGCGGTGGTGGCGGTGGCGGTTTTACAGGCTCTACCGTTCAAGTTGGCGGCAAAGGTGGTGATGGCTTGGTCATCATCACAGCGTACTAAAATCGTTGCGCGGATCATAGAAACCAAGTAAAGTCAACACACTATGGCAAAATCACCTGCATGGACTCGCAAAGAAGGCAAGAACCCCAACGGCGGCTTGAACGCCAAGGGCCGAGCGTCTGCGAAAAAACAAGGGATGAACTTGAAACCTCCCGCCCCGCACCCAAAAACAGAGAAGGACGCCGCCCGTCGCAAATCTTTTTGCGCCAGAATGAGTGGCATGCCGGGGGATATGAAAGATGAAAAAGGTAAGCCAACACGTAAAGCGTTGTCTTTGAAAGCATGGAACTGCTGACTAAAGCATGCACCCGGTGTAAAACGGAAAAACCGCTTAATGCGGATTATTTTCCGTTACATAACAAAACAAAGTCTGGGTATGACAGCTGGTGTCGTGCATGTCGCAGAGAATATAGAAACGCAAACTCAAGGGGCGCGTATCGTAATGTGATCTCTGATGAGGCGTTGCTGGAATTAAAAGCCACGACACATTCGTGTGTCATTTGTGGCGATACAACAAAGTTGGTTGTTGATCATGATCATGCAACCGGCAAGATTCGTGGCATGCTTTGTAACCATTGCAATCGCGGGCTTGGGCATTTTAGAGACGACCCCATGCTACTGGAGTTTGCGGCACAATACTTATACGCATCGATAGATTCCCCCAAATGGGACAACTACAAAGAAACGAAAGTGCTGACATGACCGAACACCACGAAACTGCCAAAACTGTCGCCGATGGGCTGGCGATCATCACCGTGCTTGGCACGCTCAATGCGTGGCTTCCGCCGTTGGCATCCCTTTTCACCATCATCTGGATGTTGTTGCGTATTTGGGAAACAGACACCGTACGTGGCTGGACCGGCCGTAAGGAGAAACCCAGTGCCGTCGACGAGTAAAAAACAACACCGTTTCATGGAAGCGGTGGCCCATAATCCAGCTTTCGCCAAGAAGGCAGGTGTTCCCCAGTCCGTGGGCGCTGATTTCAGCGCCGCAGACAAGGGTAAAAAGTTCGGCAAGGGTGGCAGCACCCGCGCAGACGTTCAGCGTGTTAATGAGCCCAAAACCCATCACGGGGACATGGCTCTTTTTAAAAAAGGTGGTGATACTATGGCTTCTAAAATGAACCCCGGTTTTATGGCAATGATGGCAAAGAAAAAAGATGGCGCCAAAGCCGAAATGCCAATGAAAAAAGGCGGCCCTGCTAAGAAGATGGCGTCCGGCGGTTTCACCCGCGCAGCTGATGGCATTGCCTCCAAGGGCAAGACCAAGGCCAAGCAAATCAAAATGGCCTCTGGCGGAAAGTGCTAAATCATGGCAACCCGCAAACCTCGTAAATTTGTCGATGGCGGCGACATAGAAGCCGCAAACGCTACGGATGACCCGATTGCGTCATTGAATGCTTCACGCCGCTGGACTGATAGCGAGGCGGGCCCTGCGAAAAAGTCTTTCAAGGAAGCCTTTGCAGAAGCTCGTAAAAGTGGCGGGAAGTCATTTGAGTGGGAAGGTAAAAAGTTCACCACGGATTTGGCAAGTGACAAGCCCAAAGCTGCGGCTGTTTCTACTCCCGCCAAGGAAAAATACGAGACTCCATACGATCGTATGAATCGCCAAAACCGTGAAGCTGCGCAATCCAAGGCAGACACCAAAGCCGAGACTGAACGTCTGGCCAAGCGCTCTCCTGCACCGGGGCGCGGCGTGTTCAAAACCAGTGAGCAAAAGTTCATGGGTAGTGGCATGAAAAAAGGTGGTTCCGTTTCCAGCCGTGCCGATGGCATTGCGCAACGCGGTAAGACGCGTGGGAAGTACCTATGATGCCCAGTCGCGGTATGGGGGCCGTCTCCCCCAGCAAACTGCCGGGTAAGATGCCCAAGGGCGTGAAGAAGGCCCGCCGTGACAACACCGATTTCACCGAGTACAAAAAGGGTGGCAAGGTCACCAAGATGTGTGATGGTGGGATGTGGAAAGGGAAGAAGTGATGGCTACCAAGCCCGGCCTGTACGCCAACATCCACGCCAAGCAGAAGCGGATCGCTGAAGGCTCGGGCGAGAAGATGCGCAAGGTCGGCGCCAAGGGCGCTCCCACCAAAGCCGACTTCACAAAATCGGCAAAGACTGCAAGGAAGAAGTGATGGCTACCAAAAACTGGATCGCGGGTGCGATCAAAAAGCCCGGCGCTCTGCGCAAAGAACTTGGCGCCAAGAAGGGTGAACCCATCCCTGCCAAGAAGCTAGCTGCGGCTGCAAAGAAACCCGGCACAGAGGGCAAGCGTGCCCGTCTGGCCCAAACCCTAAAAGGACTCAAATAATGTCACAGTTCACTTTCACCCCCGAAGAAGACGCATTGGTCGTCGATTGCTTGCGTGCGCGTGCGCAGCAGCAAGAAAGCTTTTTGGGCGCCGTGTCGCCCGCTCTGGCCGCTTTGCTTGCCAAAGTTGAAGGTGAGCCTGTTGCTGAAGAAGCTCCGGCTGAAGAAGCTCCGGCTGAAGAAGCTCCGGCTGAAGAAGCTCCGGCTGAAGAAGCTCCGGCTGATGAGGCTCCTGCTGAAGAAGCCCCTGCTGAAGACGACGCTGAGGAGTAATCATGGCCATCACTTCCGGCTCGACCGCGTTTAACCTTGACCTTGTTGAATTGGTCGAGGAGGCGTATGAACGCGCCGGGAGTGAGGTTCGTTCGGGCTATGACTTGCGCACAGCGCGACGTAGCCTCAACCTGCTGTTCGCCGATTGGGCCAACCGTGGGGTCAACATGTGGACGATTGAGCAGGGTGTCATCAACTTGGTGCCCGGCCAAAACACGTATCCGCTACCGAATGACACGGTAGATTTGCTGGAGCACGTCATCCGCACCGGCGGCAATGTGGCTTCCACCCAAGCTGACTTGACCATCACACGCATTAGCGTTTCTACCTATGCGACCATCCCGAACAAAATTCAGCAATCTCGTCCAATTCAGGTATGGGTGCAGCGGCTTGATGGCCAAACAGCTGCGCCGCTCTCGGCACTTTCGGGTGGCATTACTAGTACTGACAGTACCATTACGCTCACCACGACCGTAGGCATGCCAGCGACTGGGTTCATCAAGGTCGACAGCGAGACAATCCAGTACGGCTACATCGAAGGCAACGTGCTGAACAACTGTTTCCGTGGGCAGAACAACACGACTGCCGCAGCCCATTCCACCGCCGCTGCGGTGTCCATGCAGAACCTCCCGGCCGTCACCGTATGGCCCACCCCTGACAGCGTGCAGGACTACCAATTCGTGTACTGGCGCCTGCGCCGCACCCAAGATGCTGGTGGTGGTGTGAACGTCATGGACGTCCCCTTCCGCTTCATCCCCTGCATGGCAGCTGGCCTGTCGTACTACATCGCAATGAAAGTGCCCGGTGGCATGGAGCGCCTGCAAGTGCTCAAGATGCAGTACGACGAGGCTTGGAACTCTGCCGCAAACGAAGACCAAGAGAAAGCCGCTGTGCGGTTTGTGCCACGTCAGATGTTCATCGGCGGGGGCACCTGATGGGTAATCGGTTTTCCTCAGGCAAGAATTCAATTGCTGAGTGTGACCGCTGCGGGTTTCGGTTCAAGCTCACCCAACTCCGACGTGAGGTCATCAAGACCAAGAATTACGAGTTGATGGTTTGTGGCCCATGCTGGGATCCCGATCAACCACAATTGCAGCTGGGCATGTACCCGGTTGACGATCCACAAGGCGTGCGCAACCCACGGCCTGACAGAAGCTACC